CAACAGTAATTGCAGTTGCTACGGCTGCTGTTCCACTTGTATCTTGCGTTCCAGAAGCATTAACACCAGGAAGATTTATTGCTGCTGTTCCGTCAAAACTAACTCCACCAATATTTCTTGCTGTTGCTAAAGCTGTCGCTGTAGCAGCGTTTCCAGTACACGAACCAGCAGAGCCTGAAGTATTTCCAGTGACATTACCAGTGACATTACCAGTTACATTTCCAGTTAAGTTTGCAACAAAGGCACTTGCACTCTTATCCCATAACCCATCACTGGCATCCCCAGTAAAAGTGACATCTCCTGTGAACGTACCTCCTGCCAACGGCATTTTGGTTGCATCAGTTGAACTATCAGCAGCCCAAGTAAGTGTTGTAGGTGTTGACGCATCAGCTTTGAGTACCTGATTTGCTGTAGGTGCTACCGCAGGAAGAGTAAGAGTTATATCTCCTGATTGAGTTTGTGCTTTTAAGCCTGTGTAATTAGTGCCATCTCCATCTGATTCACTTAGCCTTAATTCTTTTCCGTTATCAATGATCAGGTGATCTGTCATTGTGCCACCAGCTTTAGGCAAAGCAGCATTAGCTGTTACAGCAGCAGCGTCAGCAGCGTCTTTCGCTGTCTTTACAGCAGCAGGAGTAGCAGCCGTAGTAGCACTTGTACTATCTGCTGCATCTGTTAATTGAAGAACACCAACGGCACTTGTCGTTCCAGTAGCAATCTTTGATCCTGTAATTGCAGCCGATCCAGAAATATCAGCATCAACAATTACGCCAGCAGCAATGGCTGTAAGTCCTGCATTATTAATAGAAATATCTCCTGTAACTGCTACTGCTGTTGGAACGTTTGATCCATTACCAACAATGATTTGAGCAGCAGTGACATTTTGTAATTTGCTAAGTGCAATTGCAGCAGAAGCATTTATGTCAACATTTAATATTGTTCCGTTAGCCAGCATTGCACTAGTAACAGTTCCAGTGTCTCCTGTTGTTACGACATTTCCTGTTACATCTGGGAAAGTAATCGTCTTATCACTTCCTTGTGGATCGGCAACAGCAAGAGTTAATTCATAAGCATCAACGGTACTTCCTTCAAAAGCAAGACTTCCAGTATTCCCTATCAATAATTGACCACTTACAGTTCCACCAGAAAATCCCATCTTTTCTGTTTCAAGCTCTTGCAACGCATCCTGCACGTTGGTCGAACTAAGCTGACCATAAGGTGTAAAGGTAATATTTGAAGCAACTTGTCCAGCTACGGTCTGAGATAAATCAATCTCATTCCATGAGGAACCACTACTATTTGTAACTCCAAGTATGTAGTCAGGAGGAGAAAATGAAACAACTGGAGCTGGAGCTGAAGGCGTTCCAGCAGTATCGACTACGACATATAAACCATCTGTTGTAGCTGAAGGTGTAGGTAAATTACTTCCAACTGCTAAACCAGCCGCTAATCCTGCGGTGGTACACGCCGTCATTTTACTTGTGCTTGCGTTGTAATTTCCACCGAAGACAAGACTTCCTTTTGTAAGTGTGGTTATTGCTTGCCAAGCGTTTCCATCCCAAATAAACGCATCTTCAGAAACCGTATCGAATAATATTTGACCGTTAAATTGTGCTGTTGGATAACCACTTTGAGCAATTGACTGAAATACTGCTGTTGATGAATTGCTTAATTTTGTACCATCAATAGAATCCGTTCCAATCCTTGCAGCATCTATGCTTCCACTTGTTATTTTACTAGCAGCAAGATCAGGAATTAACCCTGCTGTTAACGCTGCACCTGCTGTAATTACACCTTTATTATTAACAGTAACCGATTGATAAGTTCCAGCACTTACTCCACTCGTTGAAGTCGTGAGATTTCCCGATCCATCAACAGTTAAACCACCTCCAGATGTAATTTGTACTGCACCTTTAGCACTTGTAGTTGCAACAGGAAGATCACCTGCAACCAAAGCAGTTGCAGCAGTAATCATTCCTTGATTATTAAAAGTTATTCCGCTAACTGTTGCTCCAGTAACACTATTTGTAAGAGATAATGCACCTGCTCCACTAACAGTTAATCCAGTGCTAACAGAAACGCCACCAACAGCACTAGAGGTAGCAACAGGTAGATCAGCAGCAGCAAGAGCTACCGTTCCAGTGATCAAGCCTTGAGCGTTATATGTGAATCCAGATCGTGTAGCAGCAGTGATAACATTATTAATTCCAAGATTTCCACTGGCTACATTTAATGAACGATCAAGATTAGAAGTATTTAATTTTGCTGGTGTAATAGTTGCATCTCTAATTTTTGTAGCACCGTCTAAACCTGTACTTGAATTTGTAGATGTTTCAACTTTATCGTTTGTAATTGCTCCATTCTGAACAGCTCCAGTATCTACAGCGTTGTTTGCAAGCTCAGAATCTGTTACGGAATTTGTTCCTAATTGAGTTGAAGTTATACTTCCTGAAACTAATTTAGTAGCTGCAATACTTCCTGCTAACTGTGCATTAGTAATTGTCCCAACTAATGCTGTCGTTAAATAACCTGTAGCATCTTGTAAGTCAAATGCAGGTGTAGCGTCAGCCGTACCAAGGGTTACAGCTACTCCACCAAAAGAAACACTAGAGGAAGCAAGTTTAGAAACTGCTATAGATCCTGCAAGTTGAGCATTTGTAATTGTTCCTGACAAAGAAGATGCAGGATAATTAGTTGCATCTGTTAAATCAAAAGCAGGGGTGGCATCTGAAGTTCCTAATGCAATACTTACACCACCTAATGTTACGGAAGAATTTGCTAACTTAGCATTTGCAATGCTACCTGCTAACTGTGCATTAGTTATCGTGCCAACTAAAGAAGAAGTCGGATACCCAGTAGCGTCAGTTAAGTTAAACGCAGGTGTAGCATCCGTTCCACCAAGAGCAATTGTAATTCCACCAAGAGAAATAGTTGAACCAACTAATTTTGATACATCAATTGATCCTGCTAGTTGTGCATTAGTTATTGTTCCTACAAGTTCTGTGGTCTTATAACCAGTTGCATCTGTAAGGTTAAATGCTGGTGTTGCATCTGTCCCACCAAGACTTACTGAAATTCCTCCAAGAGATACAGAAGAATTAGCAAGTTTACTATTAGCTATTGACCCTGCTAACTGAGCATTGCTTATCGTTCCACTTAGATTTGCTGTTGTATATCCAGTTGCATCAGCAAGATTAAATGCAGGAGTAGCATCTGTTCCACCTAAAGATATTGATACACCGCCTAACGAAACACTTGAATTAGCTAGTTTTACATTTGTTACTGCTCCATTAACTATTGCTCCCGTTGCAACTTGATCTGTTCCTAATGTTCCAACTTTTGCAGCAGGAATTGACGCTGTATCAATTAAAGCTACACCAGCTTCAATAAGATCTTTAACTGTTACTTTTTTTGTCTCCGATGCACTTAAATCGGCAATTGCAATAGGGTCTGTTGCTGCTACACCTGCTTCTGCTAACGCTGGCAGATTACTAATTTCAAGATCAGGCATTTCCCTTAACTAAGAACCAATGAACATATATTACGGCTGATCGAGCAATATGGGACTTTGATCTTCCTGAAGAATCTTATATTCATCTTCCTGTAACAAGTATCCAGGTGTTGCTCCTGTATTTAAAGTAATAACATCGTTCGTTATAAACTCAATTCTTGTCGTTATTTCTTGGCTCGCAGAAACACTAACAGCAACATTTGTTACGACGCACTTAGCTTCGTACCAAACAGTATGAAGAGAAGTGTTTGAATCTTTATAGATATAAAAACGTCCATCAAAATCTGCTCCTTGCTGAAGACGAATAATTAATTGAGCAAGATAAAAAGGAAATTCTGGATCTTGTACTTCAGTATGATCAGCTAAATCTGAACTGTGTTCCCACAAACAATTTAAAGTACCCTGACCACTTATTAACCCTGCTTCGTATTGTTTTTTAAACTGAGCACCTAAAGGAGTTAAGTCAATTTGATCTCTATTTGTAGTAATTTCAAAATCTTGTACTCTTGCTAAATGTCTAAATCTAGAGTTAACAGTTTGAAGTGTTACTTCTTTAGCAGCACTAGGAGTAACAAGTGTTAAAGCATCTGATTGTCTTCCTGTTATTGCAGCCGCAAACGTAGTAAATAATCTAATTCCACCCATCTTATCAACATAAACATACCAATTCCCATCTGGATGATTATGACCATTTACAAGTTCTAATGTGCTTTTATCAACTGTTGCAATCTCTACACGATCTCCAGTAATCAACGAACTAGAAAATTGATCAATTGAAAATCTTTTAGTTGTTGTATTTACATCATGCGGATCTAATTTAGTTTGTATAGGAGATGACAACGTATCTCTACGAATCTCTACCTCACCATTTTGTCCAAAATAAACAGCCACAATTAAGTAGAAATAGTGTCAACACTTGGAGCACCATCAACTTCAAAACTAAAATCAACAGATGAAATTTCTCCTACAGAACTACTCATAGAAACTGATGTGACATAAGCACCAAATTCAATATCTCTTGCATTTGTATCTGAACCTGATACTTCTTCTAGTCTAAGTTTTAAGGTAACTTTATCTGATTCAGTTCCACTACTTTTTATAGCTGCTGTTAATAAATCAGTTACGTTAGGAGCACCAGCAGCAGTAGCAGTATAGTAATAAGCTCTTGCACTACCTGAATAACTTCTAACTCCTGGTTTCAATGTTCTGTCTGTATCACCCATTGCTGTGATTTCAAGTACAGACATTGACTGTGAAAAACTCCAGTTCTGTAGTTGAGCAACATTAGTTCCTCCTACATACAGCTTCCCATCTTTGCCACTGAAATACTTCGCCACAGCCCTAAATCAAAAACATTGCGTTTATTCTACGGTGAATCGAGACAAGCGACAAAAGAACAGCTTACATTGCTCAAACCTTTAAATGTACTTGTTACAGTAGGAGGCCCAGAATATCTCCACTTAAGACTTGATCCAGACTCTTTTAAATAAGCTAAAAGGCTAGTATCAGTCACACCTGAAGTAGCATAACCACGATCAAAAGTTACATAATCCCAATCAGAATTTACATCTTCATAGTTATCTAAAATTAAAGCAGCGTCAGCATCAGTAATATTTGAAAAGCCTAAAGTCAAAGTTGCATTAACTCTTTTATTACCGTAACGCAAATGTGTTTTTGTACCGTCTAACGATTCAAAATTTGTACTTGGGTACGTTCCAGCCGAATAACTTCTGGAAGTTGGTTTAATTTGTGGAAATGGTTGTGCTGTTGTCATTGATCGTCAGTAATATTGAAATTTGTAATGTCTCCATTTAAGCCCCAATATTGCATAACGGAAAGTTGTCCATTGGTTTCTGTAGGAGCATAGCTACCAGCCAC